ACGGTGAATAAGGATTTACATCCAGAAGTCACCACACTTCTACAAAAATATAGAGACGAAACTAAATGTCCTATTCTTCTCAATACATCTTTTAATGATAATGGCCAACCAATTGTTGAGACACCACAACAAGCAATCGATACCTTCAATAATATTGACTTAGATTACTTATGTATCGGTAGTTACATTATAAATAAAAATTCCTAAAGGTTTAAAAAAGACATGAATTTTGCAGTCTATACTAAAGATGGGTGTCCATATTGTGACAAAGTAAAAGAGGTATTGCAGTTGACAGAAAGTAAGTTTGTGGTGTATAATTTAGATCAGCACTTTGATAAAGATGCTTTTCATGGTGAGTTTGGGAAAGGAACTACTTTTCCTCAAGTAGTTGTAGATGGTAAAAAACTAGGAGGTTGCATTGACACAATCAAATACCTCAAAGAACAACAAATTATTGAATCATAAGATAAATAAGATCAATACTTACAAAAATCGTGGTGTTGAACTTATTCTTAACGGAGGTAAGACAAAACAAAAAAAATCATTTCATATTTTATTAAATAAGATAGTTTGTTTTTTTAATACAGAAATAGACATCTATTTTGAATTCTCTTTATCAATGAAGAGAAAAAAATAATTCTTAAGGAGGTAACAAATGACCATAGAAACAATACTAGTCTTAGTGTTACCCATATCCTTTTTATTATTTTGTGCAGGAGCACTAGGTGGCTGGATTGCACGAGACTACATGATGAACTATCAGGAAATACCAAGACCTCACCCTGAGATGTTTGATGAAATGGGAAATTTAGTTCCCGATGAGGTAATTGCATTCAGATTTGAAAATTATGACGACGAAGACGACGAAGACGACAACAACTAAGAGAAAAACTCTTACTGTTAAACCTAAAACAAATATAGATTTACCTAATCAACCTTTTGTATTTGAGGTTTTTGATTTGGCTTCTAGGCAAAGATCTAAAACTAAGAAAATAGAAGTTCTTAGGAAGTATGATGAACAACATATAAGAAGACTTCTTATATGGAATTTTGATGACTCTATAAAATCAGCTGTTCCTGTTGGTGAAGTTCCTTATGCTGATCCAGAGGATCAAGTATCTTATAGTGGAACTCTTACTACAAGATTGAATGAAGAAGTTCGTTCAATGCATTCTAAAGGAAACTTTTCTTTAGGAGTTAGTGATCAACAAGGACACACCACTATTCGTCGTGAATCAAAACATTTTTATCAGTTTGTAAAAGGTGGTAATGATGGATTGAATAATATTCGTAGAGAGTCTATGTTTATTAATATTTTACAGGGATTGCATCCATTAGAAGCAGAAATTATTTGTCTTGTAAAGGATGGAAATTTGTATGATAAGTATAAAATAACAAGAGAAAATGTTACAGAGGCATACCCTGATGTTATATGGAGAGATGGTAAATGACAACTGCAACCAAACCAGAAAAGAAAAAGTCTTTTTGGACAACAGAAGAACTTGATAACTTAAGAACCAAATATGGAACTGAAATTCTAGTAGAGAATGGTTCTTTACAAGATGTTTCTACTAAAAAAGCACCTACTGATTGTTATATCATAAAGTATGTGTGTGATGATCAAGTTCATTATGACCTTTCACGGGGTAGCAAAATTACTTTGTTTGATATGTATTGGGATAAATTTAAAGGTAATTTAAAATCTATTGGTTATGGTAATGGTACGATTAGGCCATATCTGTGGGGTTATCAGTCACCCACACCAACCAAGAAGAAGAGAAAGGGTTAGGCCACCAAAATCAACTTTTAATTCCAATATATCCCGACAAAAAATCGGGGTATTTTTTTGGTCTGTAGGGTTTTTTACATACATACTTGACTATATAATATAACTGTGTTATTATTAACACAATCGTTCATCCTCCCTTCGACTGGAGGACGCAAGTAAGCCGACTCGGAACGGAATCGTTCATCCTCATGGAATTAATTCTTGCTAGTCTTTTAAGTTGTGAGTATGCTACTGGTCTTGTTAACGCAATATATCAGCAGCATACTAACACTCCAAAATCTGAATTAGTTCAGATCGTGGAACAGAGTACTGAGAAAGGATGCTTTGAGGACGTAAAAGTTGACTAAAGGAACGGAGTAAAATCCCTACTACTTTGGAGAAACCCAATGGCAAAAGTCACTTACCGTGGTGTCGAGTATGACACTGAAGAGTACAACGCAGCAGTGCTTGAAGAAGCAGCAAAGCGTAACAGACACGATTTAATGTATCGTGGACTCAAGGTTACAAGCAAGGCAATTCCTTGCAGTTAAGTTAAAAAAAACTTAAATAAAGAGGGTCTCTTGACAGGCCCTCTTTTTTTGTGTAAAATATATAAATACCATATAAAAATTATGGAACCAGAAAGAGAAAAACTAAAACTTATCGTTCGTAATTTGGAACTATTGGTAGATGCTCTTAAAGCAGAGGTGTATTCTGATGTAGATGCTTATTCTACAGATACATCAGTAGATACTTCCAGATTACCAGGATACACTGATTATGATGAAATCTTCGAGGATGATGACGGATGAGATCTAAGCAATTAATGAAAAATCTTAAAAAAGCAATTAAACAAGATTATTTGTATAATGAAGAAGAATTAATTTTTATGAAAAAGCAACTTAAAGCATTGGAAGAAGATTTTCTAAAAACACGCAATAAACCTGAAGGATTTGGTAAATGACTGTAAAACTTATAAGCATAACTCCTGACGCAGAGCAGATGATGGCATATATTGCCAGAGTGTCTAATCCGTCAAATCAAGATAATGAAAAATATGCAGGACTATTGAAGTATTGCATCAAGCATAATCATTGGAGTGTTTTTGAGCAATCTTCAATGACTTTGGAAATAGAGACTACACGTGCTATTGCGGCACAAATCTTAAGACATAGGAGTTTTACATTTCAGGAGTTTTCCCAAAGGTATGCACAGACTACATCTCTAGGTGATATAGAATTACCAGAACTTCGTAGACAGGATGCAAAGAATCGTCAAAACTCTACTGATGATTTAGATCCTGAGATAGCTGATAAATTTGAACGTCAGATGATTACATTGTTTAGTTCTTCTAAAGCATTGTATGAGTCTATGTTAAAGCAAGGTGTTGCTAAAGAGTGTGCTAGAATGGTATTACCACTCTGTACTCCTACCAGAATCTATATGACTGGTTCTTGTCGTTCTTGGATACATTATATAAATCTAAGATCTGCACACGGCACTCAGAAGGAACATATGGTCATTGCAGATGCATGTAGAAAGGTATTTACCGAACAGTTCCCTGCAGTCTCAGAAGCCCTTGAGTGGGTCTAAATAAATTACATTACTTTTATAATTATGGCAACATATCCTATTGTAAATAAGGAAACTGGTGAACAGAAAGAAATTGTTATGAGTGTTCATGAATGGAATAAGTGGAGTGATGACAATCCCGATTGGACTAGAGATTGGAGTGATCCCTCAACATGTCCAATGGCTACAGAAGTTGGAGATTGGCGTAATAAATTAATTAAATCCAAACCAGGTTGGAATGAAGTTTTAGCAAAAGCATCAACAGCACCTGGTGCCAAAAATTTAAAGATTACATAATGGCAAGAAGAAAGAGAGCATCTGCAGATCAACCCATTGGAGTTGGTCTAACAGCAAAGCAGATGAAGAGGAAAAAACCTCTTGGTTCTGGGTATTTGGTAGATATAGAACCACTTAACGATAATCAAAAACGATTGTTTAAATCCTATAAAGGTGGAAAACATTTAGTTGCTTATGGTGTGGCAGGTACTGGTAAAACCTTTATCAGTCTTTATAATGCAATGTCTGATGTTCTGAGTGATACTACACCTTATGAACAGATTTATTTGGTTCGTTCATTGGTAGCCACAAGAGAGATTGGTTTCTTACCTGGTGATCATGAGGATAAGGCAGATATTTACCAAATTCCTTATAAGAATATGGTTAAGTATATGTTTCAAATGCCCTCTGATGCTGATTTTGAGATGCTATATGGTAATCTTAAAGCACAGGATACAATTAAGTTTTGGAGTACATCATTCCTTCGTGGAACTACATTAGATAATTCTATTGTGATTGTAGATGAGTTTCAAAACTTAAACTTCCATGAATTAGACAGTATTATTACCAGAGTTGGTGAAAATACTAGAATTATTTTCTGTGGTGATTCCAGCCAATCAGATTTAGTTAAAACTAATGATCGTAATGGTATTGTAGACTTTATGAACATCTTGCGTAAAATGCCATCTTTTGATATAATAGAATTTGGTATTGATGATATCGTTCGTTCTGGATTAGTCAAAGAATACCTTACTGCTAAAATTGAAATAGGACTTTAATGTTTAATCATGTTGATTTGAATCTAGAACCTCTCAAAAGAGAGACTATAGATAGTGTTCGTTATTATTCTATTCCAGAAGAGGAAGAATTACTTAAGTTAGTATCTATTACTTCTGTTACTAGTCATTTTAATAAAGAAATCTTTATTAATTGGAGAAAGAAGGTAGGTAATGAGACAGCAGATAAGATCACGAAAGCGGCTACAACCCGTGGAACTGATATGCATACTCTGACTGAACATTACTTAAAGAATGATGAAGTCCTTCCTAAAGTTCCACCCATATCTGATTTCTTATTTAAGATAGCAAAGGGTACACTTAATAAAATAGATAATATCTATGCTCTGGAAGGGCCGCTATATAGTAAACAACTAGGAATTGCTGGAACCGTTGATTGTATTGCAGAATATGATGGTGATCTGGCAATAATAGATTTTAAGACATCTAAAAAACCTAAACCACGAGAGTGGATTGAACATTATTTTGTTCAGGCAATGGCATACGGATGTATGCTATATGAGATGAAAAACATCTCAATAAAAAAACTTGTAATTATCATGGCTTGTGAAAATGGAGAATGTGTCGTCTATGAAGAATCAGACAAATCAAAGTACATCAAACTTCTCGACAAATATATTAGAAAGTTTGTTGGAGATAAATTGGAGCTCTATGGAAAAGAATAAAGAACTTGAAAAGGCAATTGAGAGTAAATTTTTAACTCCTCAAAAATTTGCTATAGAAATTGAATCAATTGTTTCTAAAGAAGAAATGAATTATATTGATGCAATATGTTATTATTGTGAGATTAATAATTTAGAAATAGAATCAGTGACTAAACTTGTTTCTAAACCTCTTAAAGAGAAATTAAAATATGATGCTCAAGAACTTAACTTTATGAAAAAAACTTCTAGAGCTAAATTGCCATTATAATGGGTGAGGTACTTACAGGATATGCCTTAGAAGAACCTTTTCCACATTTAATCGTTGAAGATTTTTATAATGAAAAGGAACTTGAATTGGTATGGGAAGAACTTAAATTTTACACTAAACCAGGAAAACTGTTAGAAGCTAAAGACTTTGGTGGAGTTGTAGATAAAACAAATTCTCATGCATTAGAATTAGATGGTGTTTATACTAAAAAACATAGAAATCTATCTAATATTTTAACTGTAAATAGAAAACTTTTTACGTGTGAAGCATTGCATTTATTTTCTAAAATTCATGATTGTTGTTGTATTGCTACCGAATCTAATTGGGATATTACAAAAGTAAGATATTATCATGATGGTGAATATTATGAACCACATTGTGATAAAACATTTCAGTTTTTAGCATTTTCTTATTTTTATAAAGAACCTAAAAAGTTTAGTGGTGGTGAAGTATATTTTCCTGATTATAATTATGAATATTCCTGTGATAATAATTCTATAATTATATTACCAGGTTGGGTTACACATGGTGTAAGACAAGTAAGTATAAATGATTCTGATTATTATGATGGATATGGAAGATATTGTATCTCCAGTTTTTTTGGATCTAAGAGTAAATGAAAGTGACACCATTTGAGACTTATAGAACTTATCTTTCTATGAAAAGTCATTTTACTAATCCTAAGTATGACTTTATAAAATATGGTGGTAAGTCGAGAGCAACCATGACATCCTTTAATAAACGAAAGGATAAGTATTGGTTTGAGAAAACTTCAAGAAAGTACTCTAATCAAGAAATAGTAGATTTTTTATTAGCAAATTTTACAATAACAGACAACCCACAAAACCTATGGATCGGAGAAATTATCAATTCTGGAGAAAGAACCTACGCAGAGTGGATGAGACGGAGACAGAGTATGACTTATATTTTCAAGGAGGAGTCAGAGAAACTTCTATTGGAGAACGAATTACAAACAGTATTCGATTGCTCGAAAGGCCATCCTCTATTATTAAAAAAATATCTGGGTGGAGAGATTTCGCTAGAGACAGTTACGATACTGGAAAAAGTCTTTTCTTTCGTAAAAAATTTTGATAAGAAATTAAATGATCCAGTGTGGGAATCCGTCAGTTTAAAGATAAAAAAATATATTCCTTTCCTAAATATTAATGTGTTCCAATATAAAAAAATTTTGAGGGAGTTAATCGATGAGTGAATTTTTTGATTCTGAAATAGTTCGTGAAGAACTAACGGAAATTAATAAATTACAAGAGGAAATATACGGAAGTGTTTTTTCTTTTGGATCATTATCTCGTGACAAGCAATTGGAACATATTGATGATCTATCAGAACTGTTAGATAAACAGCGTATCATGTATACAAGATTGTCACTTTCTGATGATCCTGAAGCAGTTAAAATGAAAGAGAATTTGATACAGTCAGTTTCTTCACTGGGTTTTCCCCATGGAACTGATGTTAATATTTTATTTGATACTATGAAAAAAACTATTGATAAAATGAAAAATGCTGTTGACTAAAAATCAATTCTTTGTTATAATAAAACCAATCCAACAAATCCAATTAAATCCGAGGTAACTAAATGTCGTTTGCTAATCTTAAAAAGCAATCAAAACTGGGCTCTCTTACACAAAAACTTGTGAAGGAAGTCGAAAAAATGAATAACAATGGTTCATCAGGTGATGACCGTTTATGGAAATTAGAATGTGATAAATCAGGTAATGGATATGCCGTCATTCGTTTCCTACCTGCTCCCGATGGTGAGGATCTACCATTTGTAAAACTATACTCTCATGCCTTTCAAGGGCCTGGTGGTTGGTACATCGAAAATTCTTTGACTACTCTTGGTCAAAAGGATCCTGTTTCTGAGTTTAATACTACACTCTGGAACAATGGCACAGATGCTGGTAAAGATGCTGCTCGTAAGCAGAAGCGTAAACTTACATATATCAGTAACATCTATGTTGTGAAGGATCCAACAAATCCTGAGAACGAAGGTAAAGTATTCTTATACAAGTATGGTAAGAAAATCTTTGACAAACTAACTGCAGCAATGCAACCTGAGTTTGAGGATGAAGAAGCAATTGATCCATTTGATTTCTGGCAAGGTGCTAACTTCAAGTTGAAGGCAAAGAACGTTGCTGGTTATCGTAACTACGACTCTTCTGAGTTTACTGCTGTCACTCCAGTATTGGATGATGACGACGCACTAGAAGGACTATGGAAGAAAGAAAGTTCTCTTCAAGAGTTTGTCGGTGCTGATCAGTTCAAGTCTTATGAAGATTTGAAGAAGCGTCTTGGTTATGTTCTTGGCAATAAGACTACAGTTCGTCAAGATGTAGAAACTGTTGATGAGGATAATGATCGTGGTTCTGCAGAAGAACTAGTTAGTGCTGCTGTTGCTGCACCAACTCCTACTTCCTCTGAAGAAGAAGATCCACTATCGTATTTTGCTAAACTAGCAGAATCATAAAACATTAAAAAGGGGGTCTTTTGACCCCCTTTTTATTTGGCTACAACATTAGTATTTTCTGTTCGTATTAGACTAGAATTAATTTTTTGTGAAGAGTCTTTATATCTCATGATATTTCTCATATCATTCAAGAATTGTTGCAAATAAGTTTTTTTGAGAAGATATATTGAACTTTTCTTTTCATTTTTAATTGTTTCATATTCATAATTACTAATTTCTTTTCTAATTTTACTTCCACTAAGAGTACCTTCACTTTCTGATAATGAGTCTGCTGGATCAGGAATTGTAAAATCTTCATCTACAATTTTACCTGCTGGCATTATTAATCTACCTGAAGAATCTTTAACTTCTATGGTTTCATAGTGATGAACATTATTCAATTTAGTACCATAAACTTCTTCTGCATAGTTATATAAATCTTTGTTTGATAATGGCCATTCATTTCTCACATTTATAATACCAGCAGTTAATAATACCACCCAATCAAATTCTGAATTGTTATAATATTCTTCTGCAATGGTATCTGGTCGGGCACCTTCTACTATCTCATACTTATTAAAAATTGTGAAAACATTTTGTAGGTCATCACGTAATTTATTTCTTCTGAATAAGTTTTTAACTAATAAGTAACTTTGAGATGATATAGCATCAGATAAAAAATTCTGATATTCTAAATTTGGTAGTTCTCTGAAATATCCCATTTTAGTAACCTACTCCATCTGATGTATTATCATATGCAGCATAATCTTCATTATATATTGGTGTTAATTCTGTGAATGAAAGTGTCATAATCATTGAAATTGGGGATCCATCATTATATGTTGTAAAGTTTCCTTCACCTGTATAATTCATGGTAACATTTCTTAGAGCACATAATTTCATTCTATTTAAATAATCTCGTGCTTTTCCAATATATTGAATTTCAAAAATATTTGGTGTTTTTAATAATTGTGCATTCTGTGTACGTGGAGCCATATTTCTTTTGAATATTTTTATTATGGTTCTTACTGTTTCTGCTTCTTTTTGAAATCTTGGTGTAAATTTGAATTGGAAATTAAAATTTCTTAAGGTTGGACCTTTGAATAATAATTCCATATTAGGATTCAATACATTTGCACTACTTCTAGCCATTACTTCACTGAATGGTAAACTTCCCCCTAATAAAGAATTAACTGCTTGGGTTGCAGCATAATTTGAAACCAAATCTTTATTTCCTGTTACTCCTGCAACCAGACTGTTAATTGCTTTTTTTGCCCCTTCAGTATCACCTCCAATAAGAGCACTTCCACCTTCTATTCCTGCTTCTTGAATAAAATTCAGAGAACCTTGTCCATAGTCTGTTGTATTTGAATCAACTAATTGTGATGGAATTGGAAGAAATACTGCTCCAAGTCTATCTTTTTTTAATAAACTTTCTTCATTTCTTGAAGTTACTGTACCACCACCTCTGACATACTTATATACTGAGAATTTCATAAAATCCATAGTGTTGGTTATTGCACTATAAGGATATCTGACATCAGCAAATTTATCTGGTACAGTTGGTTTGTTAACTTTCTCCTTTTTACTTAATATTTCTGCTTTTGGTACATCTGGAACTCCTTCTCTTATATTCTTTTGTACTTCTTTATTTGTTCCTACTAGAGATTTTACCTTTAAATTTGGACCACCTCCTTCCATTATAGCGACCTTACCATCCTGATCAGTAACTTTTCTATAATTGTCACTATTGGATAAAATTTGAGTGAGTGCTTCCTCATCAGCAGCATCTTGTTTGTCTTCTTCAGTTAAAGACATATTATTAGTTAATGCTGGTTGATTTCTTAACTTTCTTTTTCTTTCTCTTTCAGCTCTTCTTTGTGCTCCTGTTAATCTTGGTGGCATTATCGACCTTATGTATTAATTTTAACTATTTAGACGAATATTCTGAAAAGGTATTTCTCTGGCATCAGGAAGTTCCTCTGGATAGATTTCATACACTTGGCCAACTATCTCTTGCCATGTATATTGCCTCATTTCACCCCAATGATAATTGAATCCTTTAAAACCCCATCGAAGTATGTCAGTAACTGCAACTAATGGATGTGCATCATATTGTAAATTGGAAGTTTTGGGTGCATATAAGAAAGTATAATATTTTCCAGCGTCTGGTATTGCTGAAACTGAATCGCTTAATGCATCCATTAGTTCTAACATTAAATCTTCAGAATCCTCTGTTCCTATTAAATTATTAACAACACTACGAATTCTATTATGTTTATCGTCTGTGGGGTAACTATTTGTCATCGGGTTATTCCTAATTCGTTCTCTGTTAATACTTTAAATTCTAATCCTCTATCAAGACAATAATCCTTTGCAGCTTTCCATTTTGCTTGATTCTGTACATATTGACGGACTTCGTAAATATAACTTTTAGTTTTCTTTTTTTGTTTTTTAGGTTCGATACACTGTTTTTGAGGTTTTATTTCAATTACATACTTTTTAATCTTTCCAGTCTTTTCTTTTACCTTAATGTAAAAGTCTGGGAAGTATCTATGAACCCTATTATCTAATGGAGATCTATAAGGAAGACAAAATTCTTCACTACCCCATTCTAAAATATTCTGATTACTATCACAATATTTCATGAACTTGAGTTCCCATAGAGAACGATAAATGATGTTCCGAAAGTTACCTTTATACTTTAAGGGGTTATTCGGTTGATATCTTCCTTTATAAGACATCTAAATACTTAATAATATTAATATAAGGTATTTAGAGTGGCAGGGATTATTTCAAAATATAAGATGGGTGCTCTTACTAAGATGGACATTAGTAAGGTTTCTTTGAATAATCAATATCAAGTAAATATCTCTGGTATAACTGCAGATTTAGAAAGATATTTGCGTCAGTATTATGATATACCCAGAAGTTATGCTACTGGTTCTGGAATTGGAATAATGTGCTCAGAGGCTACACTTCCAACAAGTTCATTTGCTACAGCAGAAGTTAAAGATAATTTTCATGGTATAAATCAACAGTTTGCACATAACAGATTATATGTTGATAGTGATTTTAGTTTTTATGTTGATACAAAATATAATACATTAAAATTCTTTGAGGGGTGGATGGATTATATTTCTGGAGATGATAATTATTTGGGTATTAATAAGAAGGATAATTTAAGTTATTATAGAAGATTTAATTATCCTATGAGACAAGATAATAAAATTGGATATAAGTGTGGGTCATTATCAATCGTAAAATTTAATAAAGATTTAAATAGTGATGATGCTATAATGTATGAATTTATTAATGCCTTTCCAAAAGGAATGATATCTATTCCTGTTCAATATGGTGCAGCTGATCTGGTTAAGATAACAGTTCAGTTTGCTTATGATCGATATATTCTTGGTTAAAACCCTGCTATATAAATATATGAATTGTTATTAGGATATTATGCCTTTACCAAAAATTAATACACCGACATATGAATTGGTTCTACCTTCTAGTGGAAAAAAGATTAAATATAGACCTTTCTTAGTTAAAGAAGAAAAAATCTTAATCATGGCTTTAGAATCAGAAGATTCTAAACAAATTACAAATGCAATTAAAGATGTTCTTAGTGATTGTATTTTAAGTAGAGGTATAAAAATTGAAAAATTGGCAACATTTGATATTGAATATCTGTTTCTAAATGTTCGTGCTAAATCAGTTGGAGAAACAGTGGAAGTTAACATTACTTGTCCTGATGATAATGAAACACAGGTTCAGGTTGAAATAGATATTGATTCGATTAAAGTTCAGAAATCTGATACTCATTCTGATATTATTCAATTGGATAGTGATTTATCATTACAAATGAATTATCCATCTTTGAATCAATTTATTGAAACTAATTTTGAAGTGGGTGGAGAGAAGAGTGAGGTCGAACAATCTCTTAATGTTATTATGTCTTGTATTAAGCAAGTATATAGTAATGAGGAGGCATGGGATGCGACTGATTGTAGTAAAAAGGAATTGAAAGATTTTGTTGAACAAATGAACTCTAAACAATTCAAACAAGTTGAAGAATTTTTTAATACTATGCCTAAGTTAGCTCATACTCTTAACGTTACTAATCCCAATACTAAAGTAAAAAGTGACGTGACGATAGAGGGTCTAGCATCTTTTTTCAGTTAGCTCTAGCTCATGAGAGTCTAGAGAATTACTATCGGACAAATTTTGCTCTGATGCAACACCATAAATATAGCTTAACAGAACTTGAAAATATGATTCCGTGGGAAAGAGAAATATATGTTTCACTTCTCCAGCAATATATTGAAGAAGAAAACTTAAAGCAACAGCAAAAGAGTGGCACTTATTAACTTACAGACATCTAAAAGACCAAAATTAACAGTAACCAATATAAAGAGTCCTATTGGTAAACTCTCTAGTGGTATTGGGTCTTTTCGACCTATGCGGTCTTTGTCGTCTATATTTCGTAAGTCTACTCCCGATACTGCTATAGATCAAAGTCCTAATAATTCATTAGGAGAGAGTCTAATTGAAACTAATAGAATTCTTGTAGAAATTCAGAATCAGTTAGCATTAGACTTTGCCAATAGAATTACAAAAGAAAGTGAAGAAATAAACAAGATAAGAGTATCTTCTAAGAAAGCAAAGCAAGCAGAAGCTGAGCGTAATGTAGAGGGTAAAAAATTAGGATCTGTAATAGGTAAGACATTTGATAAAGTTGTTTCACCTATTAAAGGTATCTTTGGTAGGTTATTAGGATTCTTTGGTTGGATAGGTGCAGGATTTTTAGCTAATAAAGGATTAGATTGGTTAAGTAAGAATACAGATAAAGTTGGGAAGTTTTTTGATACTATAACTAAGAACTGGAAGTTAATTGCTGGTTTAGTAGTAGGAGGTATAATTCTCAAGACTGTAGCAGATTTATATCTTTTATTCAAATCTATTCGTGGACTGGCATCGGCAATAGGTCTTGGTCGTCTTTTTGGTGGTAAGAAGACTACTGGAGGTTCGGGTACAACTGAACAGAGTACTACAGGTTTAGGAAAAGTTGGAAAACCGTGGTGGGACACTACGAAAGGTAGAACAGCTTTAAGTAAATTAAATGATTCTAATTCTAGATTTATAGCAGGAAAGGCAAATTTTGGTGATAAATTAAGATTATTCAGAAGAGGTAATATAGGAGTCAGTGGATTTTTTAATCAGGGATTTGGTAAAGGTCAAGCAGGTAAACTTCCTTCTTTTATGACAAAAGCTGCTAAGACTACTACAGCATCTATTCCAAAAACACCAACAGGAACTGGAGGTATGAAGGGTCTTAGTAGGATTAAGGGTTTTAGAGGTAGTGGTAGATTACTTGGTACTCTTGGAATGGGATTGGATGCTTTTAATAGAAAAAAAATGGGACAGAGTAATTTTCAGACTGGTGCTGGTATTGGTGGTGGTCTTGCTGGTTCTGCATTAGTAAGTACTTTAGTTGGTATGGTATTATTTCCAGAACTAGGATCAACTCTAATAGGTTCTATCGGTCTTGGTATTTTGGGTCTTGGTGGATATATGGGTGGTAGTAGTATAGTTGATAAACTTACAGGTGCAAATAAAGTAAATCTGGATAAAGGAACAGTTGTTAGTCAGTTGCAAGGTGGTGGTACAGTAAATAGAATGAAGGATGGTAGTGTTAAAGTAATGCCACCAGTGCTTGAAGGTAAAGGTATAAGTGAAGGAACAATGTCAAATCCACCTCTAAATGGTGAATCATTACCTTATGTAAGTGCTGTTGATCCTAGTAATGAGGACGTTATGAGAGTTTCTGGTATGTTGGGGATATTTGTATAAGATATGGAAACTCAAGTACGAAAGTTAAAAATAAATGTAACCAATATTAAAAGTTATTTGGTTACTTCTAATAAGAAATTGAAAAAATTAGAGTATAAAAAATCTAATTTAATTGATAATGAAAGAAAGAAGATAGAAAGAAAGAATTTGGAAGCAAATGTTGAAAAGAAGGGAAAAATAAAAGTTCCAATTATTAATAGTATATTTGGAAAAGTTGGTGGTGTTGTTGCAAGTTTAAAGGATAGATTATTAAATTTCTTTGGATACTTATTGTTAGGATTTCTAGCTAATAAACTTCCTGAAATTATTAGAACTATTACAAATATCTTTAATAAGATTAAATCTATTTGGACTGGAGTTGTTAAAACTTTCCGATTTATAACAAATGGAATGACGGGATTGTATAATGCTGTTGGTGGTCTTTTTGGAGTTAAAAATATAAACAACGATTTAAATAAAGCATCAAAAGATTTGAATATTCTTAATAAGCAGATTGATTCTACTAATGTTAATTTGGATATTGAACCATCTTCTGAGGATAAATCTGAAACTGAAAGTGTTCCTGATATTTCACAAAATACATCTAAATCTAATACATTAAATGTTATTGTAGAGAATCAAGAATCAACAATTCCTAAGTTTCATATGGGTGGAGTCGTTAGGAAAACTGGTCTTGCAGAAGTATTAAAAGATGAATCTGTACTAAGACCTGGTGCAAGAGAAGAAATGATTGCAGATACTTCTAATTTATTTGGCATTCCAATCGATCCTTTAGATTATAATACTAGTGATGCAGATGTATCTACAAAACCAAAATCCATGGTTCCTAAAGTTTCTCTTCCTTCGATGAATATGAATAAGAATATGTCTAAAAATGTGACTCCTAATAATGTATTAAATACTTCTATGGATATGGATAATACATCTCAGACTATTATTGTACCTATTCAAATGGCATCTAAATCTTCGGGCAGTCAATTTTCTACCAGAAGGACACCATCAATTATAGAACCAAGAGTATACGGGGGATAAAATAAATGTTAGTACAAGCATCACCAGTTAAACAATTTATAATAACATCTTCTGGTAAAAACAAGAAAGAATTGGACGTTATAAAAACTAATTCAATAGCTATAACTAGCATATATTTTTATGAAAATTTATTATCTCCTTATATAACTGGAGTTGCAACTCTTTTATCTACTGGTTCGGTTGAGGGTGTTAGTGAAAAAGGTATTTTGGGTACTATTAGACAACTACCAATAGAAGCTGGATCTACAATTAGAATGCAAGTAGAAACTTCTCTTGGTCCTGGATTAAATTTTGCATCAGATGAAAATATTCATAAAAAACTTATTGTTAATGAAGTTCAGGTAATAGAGAGAAAATCTACTAAAGAATTGGTTCAAATTAGATTTAATTCGGTAGTTGCACTTCAAGATAAAATGGGAAAAGTTGGTGAAAAACTTGAGGGTAAAATTTCATCCATTGTGGAAGATGTTATCTTGAAAAATAAATTTAAAATGAAAGAAGATGACTATGTAGTGGATTCTACTATGAATACCATGAGGTTAAATGGGATGCAAAAAACTCCATTTGAATTATTAGGTATACTTGCAAGACAATCTATTCCTGCTACTAATAAAGGTAAGGCAAATCCTGGATATTTTTTCTATCAAACAAATAGTGGATTTAAATTCAAATCTATAAGTTCAATGGTAAGTTCTAAACCTTTTCCTGAAACATATCATTATAATGGTAAGACTCCAGATATTGATTCTAGTGAAAATTTATATAAAGTTGCTAGATTTGATATACTAAGAGATCAAAATCTTATAAAACAAATTGAGTCTGGTGTTTATGCTAGTAAGAATTTCTTTTTTAATCCTGCTTCATATAAATTCACTGAAATAGATATTAGTGTTGAAAAAGATAGGTTAATTAAAGATAAAGATTTTACTCCTTTAGGTAAAAAAGATGAGATTACTACACCTGAAGTTGTCGAAGATGGTTTAAAGAGTGGTCAAGTTGCACATAGAATTCAAACTACTGTGATGAGTGTTAAACCATTATCAGATGATGGTATGGTAAATAGAGATGACCCAGATTCTATAGAAAATAATCCTGAATTTTGGTATGCTGCTGGATCCACTAGATATAATATATTATTCTCTCAAAAAATTGCAATTACTGTTCCATGTAATACTAATTTGGAAGTTGGTATGAAAATTATATTAGAAACAGAAAATGTGGCATATTGTTCAGGAATAGATGGTCCTGATGAAAGAACATCTGGTCAATATATCATTCAGGCACTATGTCATTATCTTGATGATAGTCGTTCTGTTACTTCACTTGAATTGATTCGTGATTCTTATGGAACATCAGATTCATTCTCTGTAGATGGATCAGGTGATGTTTCAGATTCTTTGCTTATGAGTGGATCTTTTAATGATATAGTATCTGAAGAACAACAGCATCTGAATGCTATTACAGACGATAAGTTTCTGCCTTATTTAAAATAGAAATTAATTAAAATGGCAACATTATACGACAAAGATATAGATACAAAGTTCTTCGGAGGTGGGAAAAATTGGCTTGGTATAGTTTTACCTTTTGATTCTCAAGAACAACAATTCAAAGGTCAAGGAGGATTTGGATACCGAAGAAGAGTGGCGATTATGGGCCATCATCCTTCTAGTCAAGAAATAAAGGATAGTAATATTGTATTTGCACTTGTTATGTTAGGTGTGACTGACGGTACTGGTGCAGCAAATAGGGATAGAAAAATTAAAATAGCACAAGGAGATGTAGTTGTTGGTATATTTCTGGATGATGCAAAGCAAGAACCAATGATTACGGGGGTATTGGGTAGAACTAAAGGTATTAAATATGGGAAAGGTAGATTTGATATAAAAAGTGGATATTCTGGAGGATCAGATAAGAAATTACCTCTTACTGCTACTGATGAATCAACAGGAGATAATCCCTCATGTTTTCCATTAGCAATAAATGCCACTTCAAAACAAGATAGAGTAGACGCAACTGGGCAAACAGAAAAAAGTGGAGTATCTACTGAGCCTGAAAAAGATACTTTGAAAGAACCACCAATAGATGAAGAAGCACAGAAAAGAATTGATGAAAAAGTTAAAGAAAAAGTTGAAGAAGGATTGGATGGAGATGAGGCTAAATCGGAAGCTATAACTGAGGTTGATGAGGAGTTGAGAGAAGAAGCAAATGGACTTCCTGCATCAACAACTAATTTAACATTAGCAGAGTTGAGAGCAAGAACTGCCGCAAGAGAGGCTGCAGGGCCTCAAGTTGGAGATAAAGTAGATATATCAGATGATATAGTTCGTTCTGGAGAGAGGAAACCAATAACTGAAGCAAATAATACTGAAATCGTTAAACAATTTCCCTCCTCAAAACCATCACCTACAGAAGATTTAACTTCTGATGCTGCGTGGGAAGATGCAATGAATGCATCTAGAGAAGAAATTATGGACAGTTTTGAACTTCAGTGATAAATAATAAAAGTAGGAGAATATTATGACAAGTAGTAGAAAAGAGGAATTTGAAAAAAAGAAACAACAACTTAGAAATCAACTAAGGTATGGTGGAACAGGAGTTCCAATTACTGTAGTTAATACTGATGGTACTGAAAGCACATATGCTCCTGGTTCACAAGGATATGCTGATGTATATAAACCAGGTGGTTCAAGGGATCAAGCAGTTGGAAACTCTAATGCAGTAGTACAAACTAAAACTACAACTAATAATACACAAAATACTCAGACAAGGGTTGTTGATGAGAATCCTTCAAGAGTTAATTTAAAGGATGGACAGGTTGCATATGGGTCGGTAAAAGTTGATGGTAAGGCTCTTAGAGCACAGATGGAGAGTGAGAATGCTGCATCGGAACTTAATAATATTCTTAGTAAAGCAACTGAAGACCAAGCGAATAGAGGAGTAACTGAAGACCAAGATGTAGATTTATCTAGAGTAGTTGAAGTAGAGAAAACACCTGCTCCTCCAAACTTAAGTGATGAACAGGTAGATACTGCAAAAGATTTGATAAAAGCAAATCCTCCAGGAGAAAAAGCACAAGAACAAATTAAAACTCTTAAAGAAAAATATCCTGAAGAGTTAAAGGATGTAGAATCTGTAAAAAATGATGAACTTACTCCTAAAGAAAAGGAAAAAAGAGATAAACTTATTGCATCAATTGAGGCATGTGAAAAACCAGATAGTATTACTGTAGGAAGAACAATAATGCTCGCAGATCCATGTAAGGATAATACTTTTGATGAAATGCAGGCTCAATTGGAGAATTTTTTCAGTAAAATTACTGGACCTGGAAATGCCATTCTTAATATGTCTAATGAAATAAAAAATATTTCTAATATAATGAGTGGAACTATGAGTGGATTTGTCAATAAAATGACAGGTGCAGTTAATGATAAATTACAAGGATTAATTAGTAAGGGAATGTCCAAATTATCATCAGGTATTTTTGCACAGGTTACTAAAGCATTTCCATATAGTGCAGCACTTTCTAAGGTTACAAAGATTCAAGAAGGTCTTATGGGCCCAGTTAGTGCATTATTGGATGGTATTTTTTGTGTTGGAAAGAAAATTATTGGTGCTATGGGTGGTGTAATTAGTGATTTAATTTCTGCAGCAATTCCAAAGATAACAAATCCTGTTCCATGTGCAGTACAACAAATAATAGGAGCAATTAATAATAAAGTTATCAACATGATTGATTCTGTTACAGGATCACTTTTAGGCCCTGTTACTAAAGTATTGGGATTTGCATTCAGTGCCAAGAGTTTCTTAAGTGGTGGCATCAACATTCTTTCTAAATTTGGTTCTTTGATAAATTGTGCTTCTGGACCTAAATGCCCTCCAAGCAATAAGTTTGTTATTGGTAAGGGTATACAAAAGGGATCTTCTGTTTCAAAAGCTAAAAAGAATTTTGATAAAGTTTTTAGTGGAACAGCACTTACTCAAGCAGTAGCAAATAAGGCAACAGATTTTGAAAAAGAATATGGTTCTTGGGAAGTTTTTGGAAGTCCTCTTGCAAACGCATCTAATGCTAATCCTTGTAATACAGGAAATCCTACTAGTTGTGGTGGTGCTTTTATTGAAATTTTTGGTGGAGATGGAATTGGAGGATCAGGTAGAGCTGTTCTTGGCAATTTTATTAGAAAATTTGATAAGGATGATTTATTCGGTGAAATTCAAAGAACTGCAAGTATTGTTGGTGTAGAAGTCACAAATCCTGGTAGTGGATATACTAGCGACCCCATAGTAACAATTGATGATGAATGTGATCAAGGTCGTGGTGCATATGCTCAAGCTCATGTAGATAAGAATCCAAATTCTCCCACATATGGTCAGATTACTAGTTTTACAATGATTACTCCTGGTGTAAATTATCCTGCTCAAGAGGAAGAAACTGAGTTATTCATTGATAGAGTCATTATTCAAGATCCTGGAAATGGATATGAAAATACAGATACTTTAGATAATTTTGATTTGAATATAATTAATGGTCAAATTGTTAGTGGTAGTTTGGTAAATCAAATTGCATACGATGATTTACCAGAACTAAATATAGATAGTGAAACTGGAGTAGGTGCAATTTTGAGACCTGTAATGTCCAAGAGAAGACCTCAAGGTGAAATTGTTAAAGTAATTGATTGTGTGAGTTAATATTATGGCAAATAATCAAGATTCTCATACATGGGACAAGTTTGGACCTAAATTTATTATTAATGTAAATGATCCAGAACCTGATAATTTTGGTGGAGAATCTTTTAGTCTAAAAGGAACTAATGATAATCAGACAAATTTTTTAATATCTCATCATGAAAATGATCAGAGTAGGATACATGCTGAAGGTGGATTATTAATAGAAGCTGGAGTTAAGAAAGAAGCAAATCATAGTGGTCCTCTTATTATAGAAGCTTGGGGTGGTGATTTAGATTTAAATTCTGCACAAGATGATGTTCGTATAAAAGCAGCTGGTACTATTACTTTAGATGCTACTCATATTGTACTTAAAGCTAAAGAATCAATTCAACTTGGTTCTCAAAGTGTACCAGCAAGAGATATGACATTAAATGCAACTAGAATACATGTTGAAGGAAAGTTGGGTAATCTTCCCTTTGCATTGGGTATAGGATATGGTGCTATGATTGCATTTGGACCTGGTGCTTTTGTTGGTGCAGCAGTAGCTAAGAAGTTCTTTGGGAGGTAGATATGTCAGGAAGAATTAACGCAGACTTCTCTCAAGATGGAAATTCAATATTTGAAAATGTTTATATCTATGGTGAGTTAGATCATGAGTTTGATACTATTAATACTGAAAGATTAGTAGTAAATAAGGAATCGTTGTTTGGTGGAATTGCAACGTTTAAAGATGATGTAATTATAGAAGGTCAATTATTTCTTGACTTCTTAACTGTAAATAAAGAATTTGATGTTGGTCTTGGTGGTACAGTATTTACCGCAAATGCTGATAATTTTGGGTCTAATGTTGGTGTTGGAACAGCAGGGCCTATACAAAAATTTCAAGTTGGAGTTGGTACACAAGGATTTGTAGTTAGTGCTGGTGGTACTGTTGGTATTGGAACAACACAACCATATGGAGGTTGGACTGTTGATAATAGTGAATATAGTGATGCAAAAGAAGGACCATTAAAACTTGATGTTGAGGGTAGTGCTCATATTTCTAGAAACATTTATGATCGTGTTGGTTCTCCTGGACAAAATAATTATTTCTTGAAACGAGATGAAGTTGGAATTAGATGGCAACCAATACCCCCTAGTGCAAATCAACAAGGAATTAAAGTTCAGGATGAAGGTGAGTTTATACCTCTTGCAGGTATTGCTCAAACATTTGATACTTTAAATTTCAAACAGGGAAATAGTCTTGGTATTGGTACTGATACTCTTATACCTACAACCGCACCAGCAACCTGGCAAGAAGCAATTAGTAATCGAAGTGGTACTATTAATGCTGGAACTAATGTAGTATCTATCTCTACAGCAGGTATTATTGTTGGTCAAATCATTATTCCTGATATTGCAGATCCTACAACTGTTCTTGATGCTAATACTGGTATTACTTCAATTGGAGTTGGTACTATTGCACTTTCCAATGACAATAAGTTGGGAACACAAACTATTAATTTTGATATTGGTGAGTATCAATATAGTGGAATAGCAAGTATTACCACATTTGACTTATGGGGATTTGATGGTCAAGGTGATGATGCTTCAATTTATAGACTTACAAATGTTGGTATTGGTACAAGTATTCCAGCTAGTAATGTTGGATTGCATGTTGTTAGTGCTGGTACTACTGGTGTTGCTGGAATATTTACTGGATCCTCTACAAATATTTTAGTAAACATATCTCAAACTGGTATTGGAACTGCATTAGATGTTGTAGGTCATACTAAATTAAATCAGACTTTAAATGTAACTGGTGTCTCTACATTTAACGATGATGTAAATATTACTGCAGATAATAAGACCTTTACTATTGAGAAAGAAGATGGAACTGATAAATTTACGGTAAAGTCTGAAACTGGTAATACTCATGTTTATGGAACTTTAGATGTAGAGGGTGAGGCAACATTTCAAGATAATATAGTTCTTAATGCAGATAATAAACAATTTATTATTCAGAAAGATGATGAAACTAATAAATTTACAATTGCATCTGCTACAGGTAATGCTTATGGGTATGGAACTTTAGATATTGATGGAGTAGTAAATTTTAATGATACTACAGAGGCAAGTAATTCTGCTAATGGTGGTGCATTAACGGTAGATGGTGGAACTGGTATTGTTGGTAAATTATTTGTTGGTAAAGATACTAAAATAGAATCTGGTACTGAGGCAACTGCTTCTAATGCTGCAGCAGCATTACAGGTTGTTGGTGGAACTGCTATTGGTAAGAAATTATATGTAGGTAGCACTGTTGATGCAAGTAGTACCACTGTTGCTGGTGTTGTTATTACTGGTGGTGTTGGTATTGGTAAAAAATTACTTGTAGGTAGCACTGATGATTCTCTTGATTTAGGTACTGGTGCATTTCAAGTTGCAGGTGGTGCTGCCATTAATAAAAATTTAAATGTTGGTGGAGGTGCCACAGTTGGAGGAGCTACCACACTTCATGGATTATTAGAATTAGACTCATCTCTTATAGATCAAAATGATGATGATGGTGTAGGTGCTGCTCAAACTGATTATCGTTTGGCATCTGTTGGTACTGGTGTATCATGGAGACCATCTGGTGTTCAGACAAAGAATACTATATGGGTTTCTATAAATGGTAATGATAATAATAGTGGATTGTTAGAAGGAGATTCTAAAAGAACAATTGGATCAGCTGCAGCAATAGCAGAGTCTGGAGATACTATTATTGTTCGTTCAGGAGTTTATAATGAAAATAATCCAATTGGTCTTAGGACTGACGTTACAGTTTCTGGAGAAGATTTGAGACTTGTAACCGTTGTTCCCGATAGTAAAAATAAAGATGTATTCCAAGTAAGAAGAGGATGTTTGATCCAAAATATGAACTTTGCAGGTTCAAGTAGTTCTACAGATCATGTTGGGTGTGGTGCAGTGGCATTCCCTCCGACTACAGCAGGTGTTTCAGGTGGAACAGATTTTCAGGCAGTTACTGGATATACTTCACTTGGTCCTGCAAATGAAGGGCCTAGTGGAAGATATAGAAGTCCTTATGTAAGAAACTGTACTAACTTTATGACTGGTAGTATTGGAATGAAAATTAATGGTGATTATGTTAATGCTGCATTTACAGGAACTAATGATATAGGACAAGATTTAAAATCTATGGTGTGTGATTCATTCACCCAATACAATGAAAATGGTATTGGTGTATCACTCACAAATAATGCTTATGCCCAGTTAGTTTCCATCTTTACGATTGGATGTGATATTGCTATTTTTGCTGGTAGTGGTGGTCAGTGTGATTTAACAAACTCTAACTCATCATTTGGTAATTTTGGACTTTTTGCTGATGGTATTGGCGATGTTGAATTTATTGCTACTACAGATACTAGTTCTATTGCGGGTCAAGATACTTTTGTTTTTGATGGGGTAAGGGATGTTGCATTAAATCCTAGAAAACCTTTTGATGGTCAGGGAGGATATTTCCATATCAATATGGATGATTATCCTGATAGTCCTGCCAGTGGTATTGTGACTCAACCACTTAATTTTATTAGAAGTATTGATGTTATTGATGGTGGAACTGGATATAATGTAGGTGCTCCACCAAATGTCACCATTCAAGCACCACAAGGGCCTGAATCAATTCTTCCTGAATTTTCTGCAAATGTAAGTGCAGCAGGAACAATTAGGTCTATTGATGTGATCGCAAGTGGTAGAAATTTCCTCCCAAGTCAAGAACTTACCGTTACTTTTTCTAGTGGAAATGCAACTGCTACTGTTAATACAGATCCAATTTTATTCACTGTTGATACTGCTACAGAGGTTACTAATACTGGACTATCTACTGTGACCTTTAACGAGTTTATACCTTATAATGTAGGTGTAGCAGTAACTACTGAATTTGTAAGGTTGAGTCGTATCATTACCAGTTCACATTCTTTTGAATATGTCGGTGCTGGTACTGACCTAAATATAGCAAACCCCTTCCAGGGTGGTGAACCCATACCCGAAAATGAAATTGTTGCTATAAATGGAGGACAAGTTCCATTTACAAGTACGGATCAAAAAGGTAATTTTAGAATTGGTGATGGTCTTACCATTGATCAAACTACATCAACTATTAGAGGAAGAGACTTTAATAGAGCAATTCAAGCACAATTAACACCATTAATACTAGCATTGAGATAATATGGCAATAGCACCAGTAAATAAGTTTATATCAGTTGCTGTTCCTGTTGCACCAGGAGAGAATAAACTGTATGAAGTACCAACAGGAACTTCTGCATTATTGTTGTATGCACAGGTATCTAATGTTGGGATAGGAACATATCCAACAGTTACTTTCATTCAGAGAAGACAGACCAGAAGCACAGGACTTACTAGAGATATAAGAGTTATAAAAGATGTAGAGGTACCTCCTAATGATGCACTAATTCTAATTGATGGTAGATTAGTATTAGAAAAGACTGCTCTTGTTGTAGATAGTTTGTATATAAGAGGAACTCAAACAGGAATAACAACAATTAATAATGTTACTTATGACGAACCAACTGGAGTTGCTACCGTATCTTGTGCAGGAACTCATGGATTTACTGTAGGAAATCAAATTACTTTAGCAGGTATTGCTTTTACATGTCCTGATAATACTGCTGGTATAACAACTACTATATTTCCCGATCCACAAAAATCTTATATTGTAGATAGTATTGTAGATGTTGTTGGAACTTCTAGAACATTCACATCTATTGTTGGTGGTGCAAAGGGATATAAGCACGTTTATAATACGGCAATACATAATTTTGTTCGTGCAAAACCTGATGCGGTTTCATTTACCAATCTTTCTAATGCTAATAAGTATAATGTAACTAATGCAGCATATAGAGGTTCAACTGGAATTGTAACATTTACTATTCCTGATCATCAAATGATTACTGATGATGGATCTACATATACTTCAACAGGTGCAGATTATGATGGAAGAGTTGGTATATTGACTGTTACTTTATCAGGTCATCCTTATGTTAATGGTAATCTAGTAAAATTTGATGATAGATCTTTAGGATTTAAGTGTACATTGGATAATAAAGCCACTATCCATTATTATCCTCGTCGTGGTAGAGACCAGATGAGTGGTAGATGGAAAGCAGTTACTAAAATAAGTGCAAGTAAATTTGAAGTTGATGTTGGTACAACAAAGTTTGATTATTATACTGTATCAGATGCTTTATATGATCCTGTTGCTGGAATTGCAACAGTAACTATAGGAACTCATAATCTTGTAGCAGGTATTACTAGTGTTAGATTAGCACCTCAATCATTAGGATTTACTTGTACTGCAGGTTCAGGCACAAAGCTTTATCCTCGTGCAAATGGTCAAGGTGGTGCAAGTTCTGATGACCCTGCATACGATGATTCTGTTGGTGTTACTTCAACAACTGAGACAACAATAAGTTTAGATGTAGGAACATCATCAAATACTACTGCACATACATTTGTACCAGCTACTAAATTAACACCAACTTCTGGAACATATAATCCATCTACTGGAGTTATGCAACTTACTATTGCAAATCATAAGATTGAAAATGGAGATGCCATAAAGATTGATGATGGATCAATAACATTCAGTTGTGATTATGGTGGTTATGTTGGTGTTGCTTCTTATAAGTCATACCCAAGAACAGCAAAAGATCCTGCAAGTGATACATGGTTAGAAGTTACATATGTTGATGCAAATAACTTTACGGTTAATGTTGGTGCATCACCAGATTTATCTCCTCATACTTTTGTATCTGCAACTGCTGAGTCAGTGACTAGAAGTGTTGTTAAGACAGGTGGAGCATATTCACACGAATGGGCTTCTACGGTATCAGGTAGTATGTTAAGATCTACTAATACAATTGGAATTGCAACTGAATCTATAATATTTACTTGCACTATGGATAATAATCAAACTGAACACGCATATCCTCGTACTTCAGATCCAGCACATAATACTGCCGTAGCAATAACAGAAGCAGATTATAATACAATTAGTGCAAACGTTGGAATATCTTCTGCTGGTGGACAAGTATCTCCATTACAAATGGAATTTCTTGCAAGTATTCTAGAGAACAGTAATGCCTAAGTATTTAAGTGGAAGGGTTAAATTAAGAGATCAATCTAACTTATCTGCTGATAGGTATCGATATCTTGCATTAGACCAAGCAGAACCAAATTTAGGTATTCCTCCACTTGGAGGAAGTCCTGATATTCCTATAGGAGATCAATATCAAGTAATATCTATTATTGGTGATGATAATGAAGTAAATCGATATTGGATTCCTGTAGGTGGTGGAATAATACCTGGATCTCTTAGTGTATTTGATGAAGGAACTCTTGTTGGTGGTGTAAGCAGTACCACACAGTTGGATGTCAGAGGACTTGGAGTTGCCGCAGTAGGAAGTAATACTGGTCAACCTAATCCTGGTGTTGCAGTAACAATTACAGTTAGACCACCAGGTGCTAATGGTAGTGTTTTATTTAAAGCATCAGATGATTTTGCAACATCTAGTGATTTAGTATTTAATAGTAATGTTGGTATTCTTACTGTAGGTAAAGGTTTAAATGTAGGAATTGGTAGTACTGTTTTAAATGCTGTTGGTGTTGGTACATCATCAATGGTTGGTGTTGGTACAGTAGAAGCCACACAAAATTTACATGTACAAGGAAATATTAGATTAACTGGTACAATATATGATCATAATAATCTAGGTGGTAGTCCGAGTGATATATTATTAAGAACTGCTTATGGTGTAGAATGGACTACGAATAGTTCTGTTAGATCTGGTGCTGGTGGAACATTAACTGAAATGCAATTTCATGGTGCAGCAGGATTGGTTGATGGTGCAGATAATTTTGTATACATTAAAACAGCAGAAGGTCAATTAAACAGAGTTGGTATTGGAAGTACTCAACCAAGAAACAATCTTTTAATGGATGTGGTTGGAGTAGCTTCTTTTTCAAATATTCATGCTGGAATTGCTACTATTGGAATCTCTACAATTGAGAGTCTAAGAGTAACTGGAGTTTCTACATTTAATAAATTAACAGATACTAGACTCGTTTTTGTTGGAACAGGAAGTACTTTAGTGGATAGTTCTAATTTAACATTTGACGGGAGTACTGTTAGTGTTACTGGTACTGTTAATTCTACTAATTTAGCAGTTTCGGGTGTTGGTACGATAGGTAATGTTAAAATAAGTGGTCAAAAAGTAAATACTACTACTGGTAATCTTGTATTAGATTCTGCTGCAGGATTAGTACAGATTGATGATTCTGTTTATATAACAAGTACTGATGATTCTATTAATTTTGCAACAGGAGCTTTAATAGTTCAGGGTGGTGCCTCCTTTGATAAAAATGTTAATGTAGGTACTGCACTTTCAGTTAGTGGGCCAACTGATCCTACAGGAGTTGGAGTTACTTTATGTGCTTTGGGTGGTATAACAACTACTGGTGGTGATTTATATATTGGTGGAGATTTATATGTAGAGGATGATGTAGTATTTGATGAGGGTAATTTCCAGAGACTTATTGTAAATCCTGGTGTATCAACATTCCATGGACCTATTGTTGCAAAGTCTCATCTCGATGTTACTGGTATTTCTACATTTGCGGATAATATTTTTGTAGGAACTGGTGCTACTGTTGGATTTGGTACAAGTGCTTTCTTCTCAGATGATGCTGGAACAATTTTTGGTGCAGGTCATGATTTAAGAATTTATCATAAAAGTAGTGATAGTAATAATTATATAGAATCAGTAAATGGAAATTTACTAATTCAAAATGATAATGATGTTAATATTGGTAAGAGAGATGGTAGTACTATAAGTGCTACTTTCAATACAGATGATGCAGTTTTTCTTAATTTTAATGGAGCCTCAAAATTCAAAACCACTAATCTTGGTGTTGAAGTTACTGGAACTGTAACTGATGATGGTGCAACTCATGATGGAGATGTAAATTTTCAGGGTGTAAATGCTGGTGTTACATCTGCTTATTGGGATAAGTCTGATAATAATTTTAAATTTGTTGATAATTCCAAATTAATATTTGGAGATGGTAGTGACTTAGAAATATATCATGATAGTGATGGTGCAGAACCTAATAGTATTATTGAGCATAGTAATTCTTCTGCTTCAGCATTATATTTGAAGAGTAATCAAAGAGTTGAAATAACCGATGAAAATGCAGTAAATTTAAGTCTTCGTTTTAATAATACTGGTAGTTATGAGACAGAATTATTTCATGGTTCTACTAGAAGATTTGCAACTACTGGAACTGGTGTTTCAATATATGGAGGACTTTTAGATAAAGATGGTGAATTAGGTACTAATGGTCAACTACTAGAATCAACTGGTACAGAAATAAATTGGGTTAATCGTAATGATTTAACAGTAGAAAATGCATCTAAAGTTGGTATTGGTAGCACTAATATTAATTTAACCTCAGAATTTGGAGCAGCTGGTATTGGAACTTATTATCTTAATTTTGTTCAGGATAATAACCCCCATAATGCTAGAGAAAATGAATATTTGTATAATAGTAATGAATTAGTATATGATGTATTACAAAATCGTGTTGGTGTTGGAACTACTCGTCCCAGAGCTTTATTGCATTTATATTCTAATGGTCCAATATTAAGATTTACAGATGCTAATGCAGGAGCAAATGAAACGAATTGGAACATATCTGCCAATCTTAATAGACATCTTAGATTTCAAGCAATTGATGATTCTACTAATAATAATGGTGATGGTTCTGGTGGTGGAAATCTTTTTGATTTTTATAGAACTGAAAATAATATAGATGAATTCCGTGGAGTTGGTGCTGGTAATACTTGGTTTACAATTGATAATAGATCTTATATAACACATGTTTTAGGTAATGTTGGAATAGGAACTACTGATGTTGATGTTGAAGTTGGTGTTGCTAATACAGGAATATTGGCAGCAGGAATAGTAACTGCACATACATTTAGAGGTGGTGATTATTATGGTACTTTTAAAGGTGATATTGATCCTGGAGTACCAATAACAAATGCTCTTAATATAAACATAACTGATGATACAACAGGTTCAGGTACACATTATATTCATTTTGGTAGTGAGACTAGTGGTTATGATGGTGTTGAAGTAGATAGTACAGGATTGGTTTATAAAGATGGAAAATTTGGTATAGGAACTAATGGTCCATCTGGAATGCTTGAGGTTCAAAAGAATGGTGTTCCAGCAATCATATCAAATTATAATAATTCAAAACACATTCAGATGGATGCTGGTGATAATGGGGCAGGATTCCAATTAACTACTGGAAATCATTTTGCAATAAACCATCAACCATTTGTAGATAGAGGAACAAATAATAATTTAACAGAAAGATTTCGCATCACACCAACAGGTGACGTTGGTATAGGAACCACAAATCCAATTGCCGACAATATTGCTGCTAGTCTTCAGATTAATAATAATGTTTTAGCTGTCGGTATTGTTACTGCTAAGGAATACTATGGTACTTTTAAAGGAACTATTGATTCTAGTGTTGAAATAGCAACAGATAAAATTGTGGAACTTGATACATCTGCAGAAGTAGTTGATAGTGGAATTGATGGGCACTTCAAGGTAATAACAAACGGAACGGAAAGACTTCGCCTCGATAAAGATGGTAGATTATTATTAAGAAGTGGAACAACAAGTTCTCAATCAAAAACTGGTGGATTTGATAATGCATTGCAAGTAGAAGGAATAAATGCATCAACTGCAAGTATCGCAATTACAAGAAATAGTGATGATGAACATCCAGCATACCTTAATTTTGGTAAGTCAAGAGGAACTGCTGTAGGTTCAGATGGTGCTGTTAAAGGTGATGATACTCTAGGACAAATAGATTTCACTGGTTCTGATGGTACTGGTAATTATAATAACTTTGCTGCAATCCATGCTCTAGTTGATGGATTAAATGGTGATCCAGTCCCAAACGGTCATGCACCAGGTAGATTAATATTCAAAACATCTCCTTCTGGTAGTACTAATCCACTAGAAAGACTTCGCATCACAAAAGAAGGTCATGTGGGTATAGGAACTACAAATCCTTATGTTAAAGTTGATGTTGGGAACGAAGCTGTATTAGCAGTTGGTATTGTAACTGCTTATAAACTCTATGGTGATGGATCGAATATAACTGGTGTTTCGGGTGGTGATTGGAACCAAGATGCACAAGGTAACTTAACTGCTGGTTTGGATGCGGGAAAATGTTTAACAACAAATTCTGTTTATAATATTTTTGCTGGAGAAAATTCTGGTTCGAGTGTAGATACTGGTGATTCTAATATTTTCTTAGGTCATTCTGCAGGAAATAATACTACTAGTGGAAGTTATAATATTTTCTTAGGATGTTATTCTGGATCTAAGAATGTTGGAGGAGCATATAATATAGCTTTTGGTGATAGAGCTGGATGTTGTTTAGGTTCAGGAAATGATAACATCTTTATAGGTCGTTGTTCAGGAAGACTTGCAACAGGAGTATATAATACATTCTTTGGATCTAGTTCTGGATGTACCTTAGTATCTGGATGTCATAATGTTCATATAGGATATAAGGCAGGACATGATCAAACTGCAGGATGTTGTAATGTTATAATTGGTTCTTCTGTAGTAACTCCTCCACCCACAACTAATGATAATAGTAGATTGGCAATTGGAAATCCAGGTGGTGTTTGGATTCAAGGTGATGGTAGTTTCAATGTTGGAATAGGTACTTATGTTCCTACTGATGAAGCTCATGTTAGTAATACTCGAATATTAAGTGTTGGTATAGTAACTGCTAATAAAGTTTATGGTAGTTTTGAAGGTGATATAGACGGTGTTACTCTTTCTACATTTTCATCTTCATTTACTGCTAGTGCTGGAGTTGCAGTAGGTATAGATACTTTTGCTAAATCTAGTTATGATGCTGCAGAATATACCATATATTTCTCTAATGGTAGTAATATTCAGTCCCAGAAAGTATTAGTTATGGATGATAATACTACTGCATTTTCAAATGAATATGCTTTAATGTATAATACTTCTCAGATAGTTAATATTAGTGTTGATGTTGATGGAAGTAATATTAAATTAAAGGCAACACCATTAGCAGGAGTGAGTGGTGCTACAAATTATACATGGTCAAGAACTCTTTTATAAATGATTAGTACTTCAAATGTCAGTGGTTCTGTTGTATCTTTTACAGAACATAAAAATAGTTTACAAAAAGAACCGACTGGTGATGTAAAAAAAGAATATTGGGTTGGATGTTACTCCAAAGAAGATTGGGAATTTATTCATGAAGAATTGAAAAAGGATGGTTCTTTAGAAGATAATATACCAACAGAATCTTGTGATTGTTGCAATGATTGTTTACAGAGTGAAGTTCGAGGAATGTATTTATTAACTGATACTGAGGTTAATGATCTTAAGAATCATCCAAGAGTTAAGTATGTTCATATTCATGCTATGGCATATCCAGGAACATATATGGATGATCCTAATATGATCAGTGCATCTTTTAGTAAAACTGAAAGATATTCTGCTACTGTAAAGCATAAGAGAGATATGTTTGATAATTCAAGTGATTATTTTGCTGCTCCTCCACAAAATAATGATTTAATTAATAAGGGATCATGGCAATTAATGAGACATATCCAAAAAATTGATCCTTGGTATGGTATTAATGATAATACAATAATTAATAATAAAATAGAACAGTATGGAACTGGAGTAGATATTGATGTAATTGTATGTGATACTGATATGTGGTTCGGTCATATTGAATTTCAAAATCCTAGTTCGATAACAACTATTAAACAAGGTGATAATACCACTGCAACTACTACATCTGGACCTAGTAATTATGTTGGAACTAATCTATTAAAAAGTGGATTTGCAACATCTGCTACTACTGGAACTTGTGGAGTATTGGATGTATTATTGGAAGGGCCTTATTATATTGATCCTGCATGGTTTGAAGCAGATACTACTAATAGATTAGAAGCTCGTTGGGATGGAACCACTGTTCCCAAAGAATCTGTTGCACGAGAATGGTGGTCTGATGCCAGTAAAAGATCTGCTGCTTTTTCTAGTGTTGGTACAATTCCATCTAGTTCCATGACACTTTATACCAGAGCTAGATGTAATGGAACTAATACTGCATATAATACTGGTGGTGAGACTCACGGAACACCTTGTGCATCACAGGCATATGGAAGACAATTTGGATGGGCATATAATTGTAATAAATGGTTTTTTAATCTTTATGGTAGTGGAAATATTGGGTGGGAAAATTGTTTTGATTTGTTAAAAATATTTCATCAAAATAAACCAAATAGAAGTTCGGATAATACAAAAAATCCAACAATATCAAGTAATAGTTGGGGTCATAGACAAGCACCTGCAACTTCTGGATATTACTATTTTAGACAAGGAGCTAGTGGTGGTACTGGTGTAAGTTATAGTAGTTATCCTAATTTTATTAATTTTTATACTGGTGATCAATCAAATAGAAGATCAATGGAATATGTTGATACTCATGCAGCAATAGTTGCTGGTGGAGAAATGATTGATGCTGGTATTATTTTTATTTGTTCTGCTGGTAATAATAATCAGAAAATGGTGAAGAGTAATCATCCTGATTATAATAATTATGTTGCATCTGGTTCGAGTGTTGATTTCGTTGATGCAAAAACAAATAGTATATATTCAACGATGGGATATGCTGCAACGTATAATAGTCAAAATAGAAAAGGTTATCCTGGACAAATGGCTGTTGATAAAACAACCACTCCTTATACATATAAAACTATTTCTATTGGTGCACTGGATAATGATAATAGACCCTCAGATGGAAAAGAAAGAAAGGTAAATTATAGTAATATGGGTGATGAAGTTGATTGTTTTGCTGCTGCAGATTACACATTAGGAGCTGCTGGTGGAGGTGGTGCTGGATATTATAGAAATGATTCTTATTATAATATTGGTTCAACACAATCTATTCTATCATATGATGCACTATTCAATGGAACTAGTTCTGCATGTCCTATTGCTGCAGGTATAATTGCAACAAAGTTACAGTACAATAGAACTTGGACATATGCTGATGTTAAAAGTTGGTTAAGCACTAGTGTTACTAATTTGAGTTCTACTTATCTCTATACAGGAACAGAGGCAACTACAGCAACTGATAGTAATTGGAGTGATTATGATAATCTTCAGGGAGCAGAACCCAAGGTTATTTGGGATGTGTTAACTGGTAATGAACCAGGTCCAGCACCATCTCCAGTGTCTTCTGATGCACAATTTGCCATATCTTCTGGGCAGTTGTTCATTTATGGGGGTAGCGAACCCCTATCTATAAGTCTAAATAACTAAAAATATAAAATGGCAGACAAGGGCTTTGGGATCAAACAATTAGATATTTTAGGTGCTACTGGAATACCTCTTGTAGAGAGTAAGGCTGGTTTAAATATTCGAGTAGCTGGTCAAGGTCCAGGTGGTATTGGACATACTGTTGGTATTGGAACCACAGGGTTGACTGCTTGGTTGGAAACTAAAGCTAATGCAGATCCTGATAATGTAACTACTCTTAATTGTGGTATTATAACCGCTAATTATATCTATGGTACTTTTGATGGAAATATTAGTGGTGGTAATGGACTTACTAATATAACTGTTGATTATACTGGTAGGAATGCACCCTGTGCGATGCCAATCACAATAAGTGCACCATCAACAGGAACAAAACAAATTAATATTCCTGATAATAGTAATGCTTTCGGTGCCAAATATGTTCAAGACAGTGAACCTACTGGAACATCTGTTTGTGATGGAGATATTTGGTATGATACATCATCGACAGGTGGAAGTGGTGGTGGTATAACAATTGAGGATGAAGGTACTGCACTATCAACTATTGCCACGACTTTAAATTTTGTTGGATCTGGTGTAGTTGCTAGTGGAACAGGAGCAGAAAAAACAATTACAATTTCTGGTAGTGGTGTGTCAGGAACTACTAAAGTTGCTGTATTAAGAGATCAGAAGAATTATGATAAAGGTGGTGGTCACTTTTATGGAGATTATTGGAGAGATAGGGATTTAACCGTAATAGAAGACCCACAAAGTTTTGTTACTTTTGTTCCTACTACGAATGGTCAGACTACGGAAAGTGCTGGAAAAACTCCTGGTTATTGGTCACTACCAGCAGGAACTTATGAAATACAATGGGGTGCGTTTGGTGGTGATGTCAATCGTCATCAAACTAGATTGGTATGGAGTACTACTGAATCAGATATGACATGGAGTTCTGGTTCTAATAATAATACTGCTGATAATCCCCCAGATCAAACAAGTAGATTTGGTACTAATGAATGTTTTGGTTCAAGTGAAAATGTTACTCACGAAGGACAAACTACATGGACAGGTACATGGTCAAAAGGAACAAAAGTTATAACTATCACTCAAACCACATACTTTAAGGTTTTACATATTTCTGGTATTGATGATCCTGAAGGATTTGGTTCGCAAGTGGATAATACTAATTTTTCACCAGATCGTTATACTACAGGAAAAAACATTTATGCTGAAGTAAGAATAGTAGACTTAGCAACTTCTGGTAGTGGTGGTGGTGGAACTCCTGATACTCCACTCAACTCATTTCAATTTAATGAGAGTAGTTCCTTTGGTGGAGCAGATCATTTTAAATATGATTCAACCACGGGTGGAGTAGTATTTGATGATGGAAACACACCAGCAGATGCTAGTAAAACTTTAAAATTATATACAAATAATAGATCTTATATTGATTCTGCAGGAACTGATTTATATCTTCGTTTAACATCAACTAATAGTAGTCAACATATTAAACTTGAACCTGGTGGTAGTCATACTGGACTTAAGGTAACTTATCAAGGTGCAGTAGAGGCTTATTATAATAATAGTAAAAAAATAGAAACACAGGATGAAGGAATATCAATATATGGGGGTGGTAGTGTAGGTGCTGGCATTTTATTTTATGAAGGAAGTGGAAATGGAACTAATAAGATTAATATAAAATCTCCTAATGCATTAGCAGCAGATTATACACTGACTCTACCTGCAGATGATGGGGCCGCTGATGAAGTTCTTAAAACAGATGGAAGTGGTGTATTAAGTTGGGTTGCACAGTCTGGTGGAGGTGGAGTAACAGATGGTGATAAAGGTGATATAACAGTCTCCAGTAGTGGCTCTACATGGAATATTGATGCTGATGTAGTAACCTATGCCAAGATGCAGAATCTTGCTACTGGTAATCGTGTTCTGGGTGGAACTGCTTCGGGAAATATTTCGGAAGTTCAGGTTGATACTGATATGATTGCTACTGATGCAGTAACAAACGTAAAAGTAGCTGATGATGCTATAGGTATTGCTGAGTTATCTGCTACTGGTTCTCCAAGTGGTAGTACTTTTTTACGTGGTGATAACACTTGGGCAACTCCAGCTGGTGGAGGTGGAGGTATAAGTGCTGTTGTTGATGATACTACACCAGAATTAGGTGGTAACTTAGATGTTAATGGTAAGGATATTGTTTCTACTTCTAATGGTGATATTGAGTTAGATCCTAATGGTTCAGGTAAGGTTGTATTCAAAGGAAACGCTACTAAAGGTTCTGGTCAATTTAAACTTAATTGTGAGAATAATAGTCACGGTATAATAATAAAGGGACCACCTCATAGTGCAGCAGCAAGTTATACATTAACTCTTCCAAATGATGATGGAGATACTGGTGAAGTTTTGAAAACGGATGGATCTGGTAATCTTGATTGGGTAGCTCAAGCTACTGGAACAGTTACTAGTGTTACAGGTACTGATCCTATTGAGTCATCAGGTGGAAATACACCAGCAATTTCAATTAAAGATGCTACAACATCTCAAAAAGGTGCTGTTCAACTAGAAGATAGTACAACTTCAACTTCAACAACTAAGGCTGCTACTCCTAATTCTGTGAAAACTGCGAAGGATACTGCTGATGCTGCTTTACCTAAATCTACCGTAGATGCTAAAGGTGATATACTTGCAGCTACAGCAGACAACACTATTGGAAGATTAGCTGTAGGTACTAATAATTATGTTTTAACTGCTGATTCAGGTGAATCCACTGGTCTTAAATGGGCTCCTGCTACTGGTGCATCTGCAGCTACTTATGGTGATGCATCTAATGTAGCACAAATTGTTGTTGATAGTGCTGGTAAGATTACTGGAATTAGCAATGTTTCTATTTCTGGTGGTGGTGGAGATATCACAGGAGTTACTGCTGGAACAGCACTATCTGGTGGTGGAACTTCAGGTGACGTAACCTTAAATTTAGAAAACACTGCTGTCACTGCAGCATCATATACTAATGCAAATATTACAGTTGATGCACAAGGAAGAATTACTGCGGCTACAAATGGATCTGGTGCTAATACAGGAACAACTAAAGTTGCAACAGTAAAAGATGTAAAAGCATATAATGAAAATGGAGGATCATTTACTGCTGATACATGGATTCATAGAAATTTAAACACACTAAGTGATCCACAGAGTATTGGTCTGAGTATTAGTGGAAATATAGTCACTGTTCCTGCAGGTACTTATAGTATTAGATGGAGAGCTCCTGCTTATAATTGTGATCGTTTTACTAGTAGGTTACATTATTCTAGCCAATCTGATTTTTCATCCGATAATAATTATATTATAGGATCTTCAGGTTATTCTCACCAGAATGATAGTGTTACAGTTGCTGAAACATTCGGAGATGTTGCTTCTTTAACTTTTACTGGTAATACTTATCTTAAAATTGAACAATATAGTTTAGATGGATATACAGTGGGTGGTACTAATAGTACTGGATTAGGAGCTAGTTCTGGTAAGGTTGGTCTAGATTCAATTTATACCACCGTTGTAATAGAAGATTTAGCAACTGCTGTTAAAAATACTGGAGATGATTATGTAGCAGGAACAAGTAAGGTTGCTGTAATAG